ACACTTGCACTTTTAGAAAGATCAACCAAAGTTTTATCTGCCATTCACAAAAGACTGCACGCCAGTCAGAAAAAAGAGTTTGGCATCTTAGCTGATATATTTGCCAAAAGCCTGCCGCCTGAATATCCATACATGACAGCCAACGGACAGATGGCAATTAAACAAACAGACTTTGATGATAGGGTGGATGTTTTACCTATCAGCAATCCCGACATATTTTCAACCAGCCAACGCATCGTTATGGCGCAAGAAATGATGCAGTTGGTTCAATCTAATCCGCAAATACATGGGCCGAATGGAACTTACGAAGCTTATCGTCGAATGTATGCTGCTTTGGGTGCTGAAAATATAGACGCTCTGCTTATCCCTCCCCCAGATACTGAGCCAAAACCAGTCGAGGCTGGGTTTGAAAATTCTGTATTGTTAGCAGGCGGAGTAGCGCAAGCTTTCCCCAATCAAGACCATGACGCCCATATAGCGGTGCATGTCAATTTATTGAACATGCAACCTGTCCAGATGAACGCTCAAATCCAAGCCAACATCTATGCACATATCATGCAACACTTACAAATGAAAGCCGATATTATTGCGCAACAACAAATGCCACCCGAGGCCCTGCAACAATATCAAGGCTTACTGCAACAAAGCCAAGCGGTCAGTCCTGTCGAGGCCAGTCAATTAACCGAACAAGCTAACTCTATTTTGGCGCAGTTTAGCGCACCTATTATGAATGATTTAATGATGCAGTTTGCTCAACAAGTAGCAACTCCGCCGCAAGAGGATCCTTTGGTTTCAATAAGAAAACAAGAATTAGCTCTCAAAGGTCAAGAATTACAACAAGAACGTGACCAGTTCCAAATCAAAGAACAAATCAGAGCTGAAGAAAAAGCTAGGCAAGATGCTATTGATCGAGAGCGTATAGATGCGCAACGCGATATTGCGGTTATGAAAGATGAAACTACAAAAGATAGACTTGACCAACAAAAAGAACTAAAATTAATCGACTTAGGATTAAGTCAACTTAAATAAGGTAATTATGATAAAAGAAAAAGATCCAAAAGTTATGAAAAAACAATCTTACTCAAACAAAGGTAGCGTTGATTATGGCAAAACAGAATCTGTTAGTGTCAGCAATAAAGCTAAGCCTGGTATGGGTAAGGGCAAAGCCAGAGGAATGGGCGATGCTGAATTTGGCGGTAAGTTCTCTGGCATTTATTAATGTCAATCCTTTGGTTAGCTGATAAATTTAAAAAAAAGTTAGCTGAAAAAAAAGAAGATACCGAAGCCATATTGCTTAATGGTGTTGAGTCTTACGATCAATACCAATATCTACGTGGACGTCACAACACTCTCGTCGACGTAGAAAATGAATTTAGAGAGTTGCTGGAGAAAATAGTAGAAAATGACGACGAAGAAAGTTCTAGTCCCTGACCATATCGCTCAAGAGGTCGAAGCCAAAACCAAAAAAGAAAATCAAGAAACTGAAGTCAGCGATGCTTTTGTATCGCCCGAAGCTAGAGTTCTTGATCCAACTTTGATGGATAAATCATTGATTGATAGGATGCCAAGCCCTACGGGTTGGCGTATATTAATTTTGCCCTATAAAGGTAGAGGCGTATCTAAAGGTGGTATTCAGTTAGTCAAAGACACAGTAGATAGAGAGGCTTTAGCCTCGGTGGTTGCCTATGTTGTTAAAATGGGCCCACTTTGTTATAAAGATCAAAACAAGTTTGGTGATACCCCTTGGTGTGAGGAAAAACAATGGGTATTAATTGGCAGGTATGCAGGCGCACGCTTTAAATTAGGTGATGACGCTGAGTGCCGTATTATTAACGATGACGAGGTTATCGCTACGATCGCAGATCCCGATGACATAGTCACGCTTTAACATAGGATAAACTTATGCAAGAAGAAAATCTCAAGGTTGAAGAGCAAGTCGATGACGGCGAGCTTGTCAATTTAGAGGAAGATCAACCCGAAACTCAGCCCGAGGCAGTAGAAGAGCCAAAGGATGAGGTTGAGGTAGTTGAAGAAACCTCTGAAGAACAGCCTGGTGAAGAAAAACAAGACGAGTATGAAGATTACTCAAAGAATGTGCAAAAACGTATTGCCACGCTTACTAAAAAAATGCGTGAGCAAGAAAGAGCGGCTGAATCTGCGTATGCTTACGCAAAATCTTTACAAGATGAAAATGTAAAGTTAAAAGAAAGCACTACTCAGTTAAACAGCAATTATCAAACTGAAGCTGAAAACAGATTAAAATCGCAAAGAGCTCAAGCTAACAACGTGCTAAAAACTGCTTATCAAGAGCAGGACTGGGACAAAGTTACTAAGGCCCAAGAGATTTTAGATAAAATAACTGTTGAAGAAAGTAAGCTTCAGTTTACAAAAATGCAAGCGCCAAGTGTTGAAAGTGCGCAAGCCCAAGTCATACCCAATCCTTTAGAGCAGCCGCAACAAACTGTTGAGCCTGATCCAAAGGCAGAAGAGTGGGCCCAAAAGAATGAATGGTTTGGAGCTGATGAGCCAATGACCTTGGTTGCATTTAATATTCATAATAAACTTTTGGAACAAGGGTTTGATCCTGACGATCCTATGTATTATGATGAGATAGACAAACAAATGAGAGCTGAGTTTCCACATAAGTTTTCGGACGGTGGAAGTGTCGAGCCAAGCAAGATACAACAGACTGTTGCACCTGCTGGCAGGACAACCAACTCTAAAGGTAGAAAACAAGTCCGACTGACTAAAAGTCAAGTCGATATGGCAAAAAGATTAAACGTACCCCTAAAGGAGTACGCTAAACATTTAAAAGGATAAAATATGACTGATAAAGACATTAAATCCAATGACAGAACTCCGCGTTCTGCTGATACTCGAGCCACAAGTGAAGCTCGCAAACCTTGGCGTCCCCCCTCTATGTTAGAGACACCGCCACCACCCGAAGGTTATACCTACAGGTGGATTCGAGCCGAAATTGTCGGTCAGGAAGATAGAAAGAATGTAATGTCGAGATTACGTGAAGGTTTTGAACTGGTGCGTAAAGAAGAGATTGGAGACTTTGAACTTCCAACGATGGACGATGGCAAGCACGAAGGTGTTGTCGCTGTGGGTGGTTTGCTTTTGGCAAAGATTCCAAATGAAACACGGGAAGAAAGAAACGCTTACTTTTCCAACCGTGCCCAATTGCAACAAGATGCAATTGATAATGATTTGATGAAGGAATCTGACCCATCTTCTCCGATATTAAATCCGAAGAGAAGTTCAAGCGTTACTTTTGGTGGTGGTGAAAGAGAATAATCCTTTATCACTAAATTATATTTTTAACATTATAGGTAAATAAAATGGCAAATAAAGATGCTTCATTCGGTATGAAACCTGTTAAAAAACTTAGCGGCGCTCCTTTATCTGGTGGTACAAACCGATATAGAATTGCTGCAAACTATGGAACCAGTATCTTCACAGGAGATATGGTTGCTCAAGTCACTGGTGGGGGTGTAGAAATCCACGCTGATGGCGGAACAGTTCCTATAGTTGGAGTTTTTCAAGGGTGTCAATACACCGATCCTACAACAAGCGAACAAGTCTTTAGCGCTCACTATCCAGCGAGCACCAATGCTTCAGACATTATCGCTTTTGTAATTGACGATCCTGATGTTGTGTATGAAATCCAAGCTGATGATACTTTCCCAGTTGCTGACTTGTTCGGTAACTTTGATATTGTTTATACAAACAGTTCAAGTACTATCACTGGACAATCAGGCGCAGAATTAGACGTCACCACAGGGGCTACAGCTACTACGTTGCCGTTGAAAGCAATTGATATATCAGAAGATCCTGATAATTCAGATGTTGGTTCAGCGAATACAAATGTGCTTGTAGTAATTCAAAATCACATAATGGGCGTCAAAGGCGCTGGCTTAGCTTAAGAGGTATAAATCATGGCAATTAACAGAGCTCAATTAGCGAAAGAATTGGAACCAGGATTAAATGCACTCTTTGGCATGGAATACAACCGTTACGATTCTGAACACGAAGAAATATTCGAGACTGAAACTTCAGACAGAGCGTTTGAAGAAGAAGTAATGATCGTTGGTTTCGGCAGTGCACCAACAAAAGCTGAAGGTGCAGGTGTATCATTTGATAACTCGACTGAGGGTTATACATCTCGTTACACACACGAAACCATATCACTTGCTTTCTCTCTAACTGAAGAGGCAGTCGAGGATAACCTTTACGATAGACTTGGTTCAAGGTACACAAAAGCCTTGGCTAGATCTATGGCGAACACGAAGCAAATTAAAGCTGCTTCAGTTCTAAATAATGCGTTTTCAACAGACTTTAATGGTGGAGACGGCAAACCACTTATTGCTACAGATCACCCTCTTGGTGGTGGTGGCACACTAAGTAACA